ATGATGCACCCAAGGAAGCTGATGAAGTGAACAAAGCTATCTTGAATGTATGACCACTACCAGACGAAAAGTTATGCTTACCTTCTAAAAGTTCCCCTTTAAAGGTGTTACATATTGCTGATGATATTGCCATTTTATATCTCCTTTATGGTTGTTTTGATTCTAGAGGAAAACGAATTACACCATCATAGTGTTCATCACGTCTTCTTCTACCTTGTTGTTCAAGTTGCAAGCCTTGTAGTGCTTGTTGGTAGCCTTGCTCAAAGTAGGTTAAAAGATTATCTGGTCCTTTTAAAAATTTATATGCCTCCGATAAGCAAGCATATAAAAGAACTTTTGGAGCATTCTTACTCACCCAAGTTTCAGTATTGGATGCAGACAACCCAGTCTCCTGTTTGTTCAAAGCTAATTCAATATTATATGCAGAATTTGGTGTAGGCGCAAGATATATTGTGTCTTGATCCCACATTGCATAATATTTTGGTTGTGCCTCAGTATTACGATTTGGCCAATATTCATTCATATAAGTAATATCTTTTTGATAAAGGTAATATCTAACAGGGTTAGCTGCATCATATATTTGAGCAGATCTAATAAAAGCTAGTTGACCTAAATTAGCTCCAGGCAATGATACAAAAGGCACGCCCTGTGTAAGTGTAGCATATTGATAAGATCTAAAAATATCCAAATCAACATCTCTAAAAATTCGTTTTTCTGCATGTTCTATGAAGTCATTAACTATAATATCAGTTAAAACATCAGATGATGTTTCTGTATAATCTCTTATTTGTGTTTGTAATTCAGAAAATGTAGTCATGATATAACAACCTCCACTGTTCCTAATTTCATATTAATTTTTATTTCTTTATTGTCAGTTTCAGGCTGCATAGTATTTACAATAACAGTTTCAAAAGCACCGGGAGCTGGTATTGGATTAAATTGTGAAATTGTTTGCTGTTTAACACCAAACAAATTTCTACCAAATAAATTATTTCCCAAATTTACAATTGCACTAACAACTTGGCCTTTTGCATTTTGTAAAGACTCAGGATCCGTAGGGTGATAATTAGGTTCTAATTGCGGATGTTTAGCCTCAAATTCACTTTTGTGCACTGTAGATCCATTCCATTCTTTCACCATTTCATTATAGGGAAATGCCATACCTGATCTGTCAGATATTCTTAATGCAAATTTACCTTTAGCATATCTAGGCATTAGCTACCTGACCCGTAATAAGATTGTGGTGTTAAATATACACTTGTTCTAGATCCATCTTCATCAGCTGCTCTTTTGAATTCATCTTCATACAAAAGTTTTAAAGCTTGCATTCTTTCTGGTGCTCTTTTTTGTGAAATGTAGTATGCAAGTCCCGCAACTAAACATGGAAGAAATCGAAAAGGAATCTCAGAATTGTTCGTATAATCGCCAGCATCAGACATGCGAACAAGAGCATAATATATTAGAGTATAAGCTGTATCAGCTGCAGGATATAGATATAGTGTTGGGTTTATCGTACGTTCAAAATAGTATTGAGTTGGTCTTCCGCTGGTCGTTTTAACGGCATAATTCCAGTATTGCGATCTACTGATTGTGTTTACAGAATAATCATTGTTACTTGAGTCCCTAACAATAACATCAGTAACACCGATAATTTGTTGACTGTCATCTGCACCCGATCCAAACAAATTTGTTCCTGTAAGATTTGTTGTATTAGCTGATAATGTTTTTTCTTGTTTTTTGACTGTCCATAGATTGATACCTCTGTTAGCCCATTCAGCCATCATTAAATTTAAACTTCTACGTGCAGTTTGCAAATCGTTTCCGGCACGAACTTGCAAACCACAACGTTCATAAGCTTCTTGACATATCTCATCAATAGATAAATCAAAATTAGCGGTATTAGCGTAAGTAGGCATTAGCCTCTTTTCTTACCTTTTTTTACAGACTTTTTCTTAGCTTTTTTTGTCTTTGAGCCACCTTTAGCCATCATAGTTTTCATTTTAGTTCCCATACCGCCACGTGCCATAGGTTTTTTCATAGTTCCCATACCGCCTCGTGCCATCACTGATTTTTTCTTCATAGAGATCTCCTTACTTTATTATAAGTTTTATATCGCGATTTTACCACCTCATTGTAGTATTCTTTTGGCCAATTATCGTAATAACCAGCTTTGTGTAATTTATCAGAAGCTTCCTGTAATTGCGAGAACTTTTGTATTAGCATCATAGAATACTCTATCGTACCATCATATACCTCTTGCGTGCCAGGATCTACTAGAAAGGCATGTTCCTCCAAGGTTGGAGTAGCTTTTGGGTGAAATCCCATAAAGTATATGTCCTTTCTATTATACCACTTATTATATGTATCTATAATATCTTGAAAGGAATCTGTTGGATAATTATAATAAGGATCACAGAAAATTAATATTTCATATCTTTCAAAATTTAATTTACTTAAATGATTATTTAGTTCTGACTTATACCACTTATTTTTTTGTTTTATTTTAATTAATACTTTTCTGTCGGTCCAAGTCTTTTTTGCAAAAGGACACGCTGGCATACCATTTAAGTGTTGGTTAGGTACTTCTAAATTTAACTTAGACCACCTTCTTACATCATTTTTTATTTGCTTTTCTAATTGCATCTTTTCCTTTTTTGAAAATAGCAGCTACTTTTGTTTTACCCATAACTTTAGCACGTTGTTCACCTACAGTTAAGATTTGAATTTTTCTTGCAAACGGTTTTTTAACTTTTTTAACTTTCGCCACAGTCCTCCTGGCATCAGTAGGAGTAGCAAACTTAATCCCCACAGTATCACGTGGATTTTCGTCAGTATAGAGACGTCTTCCACTGCCTTTCGGTTTCTTCCCCGTGCCAACTCTAGGATCCCGCCGTTTAGAAGACACCTCTAAACCCAAATCCTTTTACTGCTGCACCAGCTCTTCTTGTGTCCATGCCATTCATTGCAAATGTTTTTACATTGGTAGGTTTACCTCCAACTCCTTGAGCTTTACTTCTTTTACGTTTGACTGCAGATCTTCTTTGACTCTCTGTCATTCTTGCTGCTTTGGCTGCAGGCACACACTTCGGATATTTTCTTTTTCTATCTGCTTTAAGTTTTGACCTACCACACTTGGCAAAGCCTCCACCTTTTTTCTTAGAACCAATATCAACCCAGTCTTGCTTAAACCATTTTGCTAAACCTTTGTGTCCAGACATTATGATAGTTTAGTTTGTTTTCTACTTTTATCTCTAACAGCGCCACAACCGGCAGCTATAATTGTTTTTATACCTTCTTTAGCCATTACTTTTCTTGCATTCGATACTAGCTTACGTTGTTGTGAAGTTCTGTTGCCATCAGCGTTAGGCTTTGGTCCTTTAAAATCTTTTCTCTTAACACCACTTGGATCTTTAATTTTTCCTGCACATATCTTTGAAGCGTAAGCATTGGCATACGCTGATGGATATACTTTAAATTTTCTTTTAGCTGCAGCTTTACCTCTTGGACATAATTTGGTCATCTTTTCCTCGCAGTCTGTGCAGCTCTTTTAAAATTGGCTGCGGTAGGCGCTCCTTTAGCACCTTTTTTTCTCATTTTGCCACCACGTTTCCTTTTGGCGTGAATGTTAGCATATAAACCTTTTCTCATCCTTGACCTCTATATTTAACGTACTGACGTCTCTTGTTTTTGTTCTTTGGCCTTGTGCGTGAAGAACGCCCTATACTAGTTCTTTTTTTAACAGGTGTAAAGTATTCGTTGGAGGGTGTTTTAGCCATATCACATCTGTGATAAAGGATTTTCTAATGCAAGTTTTATTCTTTTTTCTATTTTTTCTTCCAGCTCAGTCATGGCTTGCTCCAACTTATCCGTTAATCTTGCCATGTCTTCCTGAATGTCCTTCGTGGTATCTCTTAACTCCTGGTTGGTTTCTCTCGAATCTTCTTTAACCAATTGTTCAACATCATTTACTATTTTTTCTACACGTCTTACATCTTGTCTAAGGTCGTTTTTCAGTTCATTAGCAACATCACTCACTAATCTGATTTCCGACATGATCATTTCCATTTCTTGCATGATCATTTCTACTTCTGTTTGAATAAGATCAGTTTTGCTTTTCATCTCTTCTTTTGTAAGAGCTATTTCTTTATCAAATCCAGATAGATCAGGTGCTACATATTCCTGTATCTGTTCTTTCATCGTTAAGTAATCTTTGTAAAATTCAAAGCCGCCCCACAATCCACCGCCAAGTGTCGTTAGTGCTGTTATAATTACAAAGATCTTCCCGCCTTTGAACTTCAAACCCGCGAACTCAACTTCTGCCATTGCTATTCCAAACCCATCTGCCATTGTTGCATAATCATTTCGTCCATCTTAACATTACTTCCACCAAATAAAAACCATTGAGCTGTATTGTTGTTTTGTAGTTCTGCATCTGGTATCATATAGTCCGTAAAAAAATCTAGTCGATCCTCCAATTGTTTTTGCGACTCAAAAAAAGATTTTGTATCTCCTAATACTTGCATCACGATTAATGTTTTTAACTGATTTGTTGAGTCATATCTACCCTTATCACCCATCTTCTTTACTATTTTTTTCGCTGCTTTTTCTTTTTTGGATTCTGGTTTCTTTACAGGTTTCTCTTCGGCTTCACTCTTATCTTCTGCCTCTTCCATATCCTCTGGTTGCTCCTCATCTGCCTCAGTCTCTTGAACGCTTTCTTCCGATTCAGACTCCTCTTGCGCATCAGTTTCAGCTTCCGTAGCATCTTCTTCAGTAGACTCATCCACGGATTCTGGCTCAGCTTCAGCCTCGGGTTGAGATTCTGGTTCTGGTTCTGGCTCATTTACTGGCTCCTCAATTTCTGGTTCTGACTCCATTGTATCTGGTTCTGGTGCAACTTCAATCTCTTCTGTCATTTCTGGCTCTGGTGCTGGCATTTCTAACTCTAATTCCATTTCCATTTCCATCTCGACTTCAACAACAGCTACCTCTACTTCAGGCATTTCTATGTCCATTTCTGGTAGCTCCATCTCAAAATCCATCTCAAAACTAGGCATCTCCATTTCCATTTCTACAGTTTCGTAAGATACCTCCATGTCTGGTTCATCAAACTCTGGTTCAAAAAACATGTCCTCACCAGGTGACTCTGGCACCACAATATCATTGTGATCAAAGATATTTTCTACAATATCTATGACTTCTGTTTCTGTGCTACCACCATAGGCTACCCACATTTCTACAGATGTGATTGATTGTGTCACTATTGTGGACACAACGTTGTATAATACATTTATGGTAACATCATCAAAAAGCGGTCCGATTGCAAGGTTGATATCACGTCCTCCTACCTCTACAATTATGGAGGTTATAGTTCCTGCAAAATCAAAACCACCTGTGTATTCTTGATATCCACTTGTTACACCAGATTCAGATAATATATCAGTGCCACTAAATATGTCTGTTTTGCCATTACGACCTGTAATATGCATGTAGATTCGATCCTGAGCATCTCGTTTATCCACTTTTATTGAGTAATTTGTACGACCACCATTTTCTATATCCAGCTCTGATATATCAATTGTATTAATAAATGTGGTGCCCATACCAGAGACACCCATACTACTTGTGCTGTTGCCACTACCTGTTATTTGTGCACATTTATCTGAACCTAATTGATAGCAATTGTTGCCAGATGGCATATTTGCAGGGCCTTGTCCACCCCAGTCAATATCCATATCACCTTCTTTGTTAGGAATTACATAGCCATTATTCCCATCTAAAATATCACCTGAGTCCTCGTTTGTTACTGTAACTGTGGTGGTATCTGTGGTTGTCGTAGTAGTAACCGTATGGCCATCAGCTTCATATTCTATTGATTCTGTTTCTGTTATGACGATTGTTTCTTCTACACCTGGTGTGCAAACTCCAGATGCAGTGACTGGACACTCAGCTCTAAGGGAAGAAGGTAACGATACCAGAGTGCATAACCATAGCAGCAATAATAAATTTCGCCAGTTTTGCTCCATCGCTTTCAACTCCTTCTTTTACTTTGATTTTATTTATCTCGTCATTCCATTTTGCATAGATCACACTACCCTCTGGAATCATATCCATATTCTCTTTCCAACCTGTTTCTGCATCTTGACCAATAGAACCCATGTACGGACATGGGGTTCCTGCCATAGTCATGCTGTCCCAAACACGTGGATCTTGACATAATATTGACACAGATGCAACTTTCATACCTGAAGCGTATAAAGATCTCGCTAATTTTATTCTTTCACAGTTTTCATCAGTCACCGTAATCCCGCTACTAATCCCAAGAATCTGGGTTTGCACGGCCCCGGCTACCGCCGTCTTACAAACGTCAGAATTGTTTACAACAACGCTCGGTGAATTTGCAGTAGGTGGTGTATTATTTGTAACCACGGTAGAAGAAACTGTGTTGGTTTCCGCAAAAACTTGTGTTGTAACAAACAGTAATATTATGATTAATCTTAGCATTTCCAACGTCTTCTTGCTTGTCTAAGTCTGGAATTTGGATCTGCAGCAGCTTTAGGAAATTTTTTCATTTGCCCTGCACTTCTAGCACAAAAAGACTTTCTTCGCTTTGCGTCTTTTGAGCCTGGTTTAACCTTGCCAGTAACAGCTGTTTTTAATTTAGAACCTGGATTATCACGACGATATTTCGCAACACCAGCTTTTGTCATTCCCGCCCCAGACTTTGTGGAGCGGAAATATTTCTTCGTTTTTGGTGGCTGTTTGTCCCTTTTCTTAGCCATGACTAAGCATAAAGTACTTCAACATGTGTAGCTTGATTAAAGAAAACATATAAGTCAGTTTGAAATCTAATTCCAAAATCTGGAAAACTTATTGTCATAACTTCATCTTCACCAGCACCAATTGCAGGAGTAGGAACTGTATACCTAACAGTGCCACTAGGGCCGTCGTCAACAAGGTCTACTCTACCTAAAGTGCTTCCACATCTAATACTAAGTTGCAGCACTCTAGCTGGAGCACTAAGAGTATTAGTGCCCGCAACAACTTTTGTAGTTACTTGTCCGCTAGCTGTTAACTCTTTGTTTTTAATAGCGTACATTTAAACCCCTTATGCTAAGTTATTATTTTGAATGTAAAGAATAGTTACTGTAGCTGCACCTGTAGTGCCATCACCATTAGCTGCCGTATAAATTGCATTAACAGTTTGATCAGACGTACCAATATCAGTACCATCGGTTTGAATTGTACCTCTAGTTGTAGCTAAAGCTTTTACGTTTGTAGCTGGTAAATATTCATCAGTGTCACCCGCATGTCCCACTTGTACTGTAGCTGTTCCACCATCATTAGATACAGTTGTAACGTTTAAAATTACATCCACAATCTGTGAGTTAGCAGGAATAATACCTACAGCTGTTGTATTAGTAGCACCAATAATATCTATTACTGCTGATTGAGCCATCAATACAGATCCTGTATTAGCACTAGCTCCTTCTCTTACGGTACCAGCTTTTACTGGACCTGAAAATGTAGTTGTTCCCATGTCAACCTCCTTTGTTAGTTGTCGTTTAAGTCTTGGGTAAGAATACTATAAAATAAAAAAGGCGGTCTCGCAACCGCCTTCTTCACCTAAGAAAGATTTAGTTAATTATTATGAACCTTGAGATCCGTATACACATCTAGGATCTGAAAAACCAAAGCTATATCTTTCACGCGCTTTGTATCTCATATTTCCTGTATCGAAATCACCTTCCATACCTGTAGTAAGGGCAGCTCTTACGAAGTGTTTAAATCCATTAGGAGCATCAGTTTTAATGAAGAATGCATCAGTATCAGTTAAGTAGTGGTTTACTACATAACCATCTGGTAACATGCCCATGTTTCTCATTGCATTGATGTCATTGTCAGCAGTACCAACTCTTAGAGTGGAGTTCAAGACTCTATCCGCTACAAATTGCGTGTTTACCGGGATTATTAATTTTCTTCCCTGCATCGCAACTTTTAAGCCTCTTTCGTCGATAAAGCCTGCAATATCAATCATTGCTTGCTCTAATGAGGTTTCGTTTAAGTCAGCGTTCGTTGCACTGATGTTTGAGAAATTACCACCAAATGTAGTTGGGTGTGCATTGTTTACTAATGAAACACCATCTCCTCCAGCAGTTGCAAACGCATTATTTAAAATGTTTGCTGCTTTAACTTGTTTTGTGTAAGCCATTGAACGTGCCAATGATCTTGTATAGCGAGCTGATAAAGTGTCATACAAGTTGTCTTCGACAGCTTCCTCAGTCAAACTAAATGCAAGTGCAATAGTTTCGTGAGTATATCTAGCTGTAAAACTTTCTTTTGCAGTGTCGAATTGAACAGCTGCACCTTCTTGTTTTACGGCCGCTTCGCCGAAGCCAACAAGCATTACTTCTTCTTCAAATGCTCTGTCGCTTGTTTCTTGGTCAAAGATCTCAGCATGTTCATTCTCATAACGAGCGTATTCCATGCCGAACAAGGCGTTTAAGCCAGGTTCCAGTTCTTTGGCCAGTTGTGCTCTATTAATAGCCATAGTCTAGTCCTCCTTATACGCCTAACGTTCCAGTGTGAGATCCTAACTGATGATTATTAATCTTTACAACTAAGACACTGTTATTAGCAGTGGAGTCATTGCTTGGAACATCATAAAAATCAATTAGTCTGACCTGTAACGCCGCGGTTGTGTTTTTTGAGCTTGAATCTATTTCAACGCCAGACATACCAGTTGTAGTACTTCCTGCGCCAAATACTAGATTAGCATTTAAGTTTAAGTCTGCAGCGACGATATTTCCACCATCTGAATCTTGCTGTGCAATGAATAGTTGATCGGGATCGTCAGCTACAAATGCTATCGCATCTCCTGGTGAGAGCGAAGCTGGGAAATGATCCCTAAAAGTAGGTTTCTTTGTAGTTGGGTCTGTATAAAAACAACCTGTAAATATTCCACATGTTGGATCGCCAGCAGTAGCTACCTCGACTGTTCCGTCATTTTTGTATTTGACGGGATCGCCAGTGAAGATCGCAGTACCTTGGTTATCCGCAATAGAGTATTTAGTTGTCCCAGTAGTCCCACCGGGTGCTGAACCTACTTTAGCGATTGGACGTAATCCAAAAGCTTGGTCTATGTTAGCCATAGTAGTCTCCTTTAATATTGAGAGAACATAGATCTACCCATTAGATTTTTTGTTACCCCCAAATGATACTCTGCTTTGCCTTTCCTGATGGATTGGCATTGCGGGGTGCTCTTCTTTATGTAGATCGTTTTCAATAGCTTTTGTCTTTGTGTCAGTTAATTGTCGAAAATATTCATCTCGATCTTCTTTAACCTCTAAAGGACAACGCATTAAAATTAATCCGCCGATACCTATAACGCCTTTATATTTTCCGTCTGCAATAGAGGGTAAATCCTCTCTATCGGGATACTCATCTGCTCTCACAAGTTCATATCCACTTCTTAGTCTACCGATGATATTTTTTTCATCAGATTGACCTCGAAATTCTGTGCGACACCACCGATGATGAAAACCTTCAGGTGGTTCTGGCGCATCTAAGTTCGAAGGAGGAACCCATCCCCTCTTCCGAGCAACCTTTTCACGGGTTTCACTTTTGCGCGAAGTTTTTTTGTCTATTTCATTCATTTACGCCTCCTTCTTCACGATTTTTGTTGCATCATCTGCAACTGTCTTGCGTATTCTTCTAATGGCACGCCTAATTTTTTAGCTATTGTAACCTGTGTTGGCGAGAGTTTCACAGTTTTGCGCCCAGTCGCATTGCCATTTCTGGCAGCACCAGCAACAGTCTGAGCGGGTCTGTTACTAGAAACTTGATTTGATTCTACATTATCACTAAAATACCGATTAAGTCTAGTGTCAATTTCAGCGTAGTAATCATCTGACTCAGGGTCTACACCCTCATTAATTAATTGTCTATGAATTCCGTAAGTAGCCATTGTCTTAACAACATCATGATTATTCTCTGTTCCATCTCCAAACCATTTATTTTTAGCAGCCCAGTCTTTTGCTTTTTGACTTGGTTCTGGTTTTGGTATTGGTTTTGTTTCAGTCGGAATTTTTTCTGGTTTTTCTTCAACAGCCTGTTCTGCATCTTGAGCTCTTTTTGCTATCGTCATTTCAGCTCTTTGTTTTTGCAGTATACTACTTGTTAATTTTTCTTGTAATTCAGCCTGTTTACTAGAATCACCAGCTTGAATTGCATCTGCTAATTGTTTTTGTAATGCTTGTGTTTCAGCTTGAGCTCTTGTTTTATATTCTTCAATGTAAGATGCATCTAAAGTAGAATTTTTCTTTTTTAAACTCTCATTTTCTTTTTGAACAGATTGAGCATATTGCAAAGCAGCTTCACTCTGTCTTTCAGCCTCTCTCCATTTCTTAGTTAAATCATTAATTCTAGTTTGAACTTTGCTTGAGTATTTATCATGTTCCTCTGATTTTTCTTCAGATTTTGTTTCTTCAACTTTTTCATTTACTTGTTCAACAGTAACTTCTGGATCTTTGCTTTTTGTTTCTTGCTCTTTATCTTTTACTTCAACATCAACAGATTCTCCTGATGTATCTAAAGGCACTAATTTTTCTTCGTTTGGTCGTGGTTCAATCATAGTTTTCTCCTTACATTATATTTTTGGGTAAAATATCTCTTGGATCTTTTACAGTTGCTATTATTTCGTCATCGTTTACAATTCTCAATTCTCCGCCATCTATTCTTATTCTTGATCCTGCGTAAGTTGTGATTATAACCCAATCACCTTCTTTACACCAAATCTTGCCATACTTTTCTCCTTTGTAAGCTAAAGGTCCAACCTTTAAAACTTTACAAATGTTAGTAGTCATTTGAGATTCTTGAATTGTATCGTCTGTTAAGTGAATACCGCCTTTAGTTTTCTTATCTAATTTAAGGGGTAATAAAACTATTCTCCATCCACATGGATCTGGAACTTTTTCAAGTTCGGTTTTAGCTTTTGTGTCCCAAACATTTTTGGGCATAATTAGCTTAGATTTAGTCGTCATCTTCTAGCTCCTGTTTTTTTAGCAGGTCCGTGAGTTCCTGTATCTCGTTTTTTAATGCTGCATTTTTACCAGTCAAATATTTATAATCTGACCAGTCTTTACACAGTCCACTGGTTATAGACTCTTCAACCGCCTTTTGTCTATCAATTAATTGTTTTTTGTAAGCTGTAAAAAAATTTTCTAACCGCATGATTTCATTTTATCAGACAATTTTTTGCATCGATTCGGTGTCTGTTTATTCCACCTGGAATCAAGCATCTCATAACTTGCGCCGATAAAATTGTCTTCTTGCAGGCATTTCCACATATTCTTAAACTTAGCAACACCTGTTTTGCCAAGTTGAAAGCACATCCTCTTCTCC